TTTGCCGGATAGCTGATTCTATGGCTATGCCTTCATTATGTCCGGAAGTGTTTTATGTGAAAATGATCAATACCCAATTGGCGGCTCAATTCATTACTCATATGAGTGTGTCTTTTTATGCGGGTTTTTTGTTGGCATCTCCTTATGTTATTTATCAGTTGTTCCGTTTTGTCTCGCCGGCTTTATACGAGAATGAAAAGGAGGGCTACACTTTGGCAAAGAGCAAGGGCAATATTGACAATTTGAAGCCCTTTAAAACCGTGGAGCAAGCGAGAGAAGCAGGACGAAAAGGCGGTAAAAAGTCACAACAGGTACAAAGAGAGCGAAGAAAAGCAAAAGAATGTTTAAATATGATACTTTCACTTGATGTTACAGGCGAAAATAACAAAAAATTTATGTCACAGCTTGGCATTAAGGACGAAGAACAACAAAACATAATGCTTTTAATGGCTCGTATGTATGTAAAAGCAGCAGCGACAGGCGACGCAAGTGCAATAGCAAAGATACTTGAAATAGCGGGCGACTTGGAAGCAAACACCGCCGAAAAGTCAGCACCCACAATCAATATCAGCGTTCAGCCTGCAACTGAAAAAGATGTTGAGGATATGGAGTAAAGCTATAAGGAGGTGAGAATATGGCACAGAATAAATACGGAAGCAGACAGACACCTATGCAGTCACGAATTGCAAAGGCAACAGGTCAGTCAAGAGGTATGGCGGGTGTGTTTGGTCGTACTCGTCGTGACGCTTATAACGGCTTTAGAAGAAAGTCTAACGGCGGAATGGGTGGTTAATAATGAGCAATTTATTATTTGACCCCATTAAAACACAGGCAAGCGTTACAGATAGCGTACTTGTCGGCTTTAGTGGCGGTAAGGATAGCATAGTAACGCTTGATTTGTGCGTTAAGTATTTTAAAAATGTTGTGCCGTTCTTTATGTATCTTGTACCCGATTTAGAATTTCAAGAAAGAATGTTAAAGCGGTATGAGAATAAATACGGCATAGAAATTATTAGACTGCCACACTTTGAGTGTTCAAACTTCTTAAAGTATGGCAGTTTTACAATGTTTGACCCTAATGTTGATATTGTAGGCATTACAGACACTTACGAATATTTAAGGCAGAGAACGGGCATACATTGGATAGCAGCGGGTGAGCGTTGCGCCGATAGTATTGTGCGTAACGCAATGATTAAGCAGAGCGGCAGCATAGACTATAAGCGAGGACGCTTTTACCCTATTGCATATTGGAACAAACAAGAAGTATTACAGTACATCAAATACAAGAAACTGTATTTAAGCCCCGAACAAAAGAAAATCGGCTTTTCTTTTCGCAGTTTGGCAGGGTGTGAGTTGGCAACAATCAAAAATATGTACCCCGCAGACTATGAAAAGATATTAAAGGTTTATCCGTTTGCAGGTGCAGCAGTAGAAAGATTTGAGAAGTACGGCAAGTAAAGTAGGTGATTGAAATAGCACAAAGCAAATATCAAAAATTCAAGATTGAAACAATCAGCAGGTCAGATATTAAGAACGCCGATTACAACCCACGCATTATGGATAAAGAAGCAAAGAAGCGATTAAAAGCAGGCTTGAAGAAGCACGGGCTTGTATCAACTTTGACTTGGAATAAGCGAACGGGCAACCTTGTAGGCGGTCACCAAAGGCTTGAACAGTTAGACGCTTTAGAGCGTAACAAAGATTATACACTTGATGTTTGCGTGATTGATGTTGACGAACAAGAAGAAGCAATATTGAATGTGCAGTTAAACAACCCGTCAATGCAGGGCGATTGGGATTTAGACGCATTAGCCGATATGACAGAGCAATTTGACATTGACTTTGACGATATGGGCTTTACTAAACTTGATGTGGACTTTATGTATGACGGTGACGAGAAGTTTACACAGCTATTTGAAACACCCGAAGCACAAGAAGTCAAACAAGGGCTTGAAGAAGTCAAGGCGGCAAGGCAGGCGGGCAAAGAGCGTATGCAAGATAAGAATAACATTAACTTTTATTCTATCATTGTTTTTGAGGACGAAAAGCAACGCACCGATTTTTACAAGAAAATCAGCACGCCACCGAGTGAGGAATATTTGACTGTTGATAAAATAATGCGAATAGCAAAGTAAAAGGGCGGTTATTATACCGCCCTTGATGTTGTCTTTTTGGGTCTTTTTGATGTTGTATCTTTATATGTCAACTGTAATGTGCACCCGTTCAAATCAGCGTATATATAGCGGCTGTTGAAACGGCTCACATTCAATTTTAAGCCTTTGGGCAATGTACCATAGCCCTGAATATAAATGTCATTTGCAAGTGTTGTTGTTTTCATTTTCAAGCCCCCTTTTTTTAAGCTACTAAACGGTAATCATAGTCAACAAATACAAAAGTATTGCCGCCGCTTAAAATCTCGCCTGTACGCTCGTCACGGTCGTAATTTTCGTATTTCATTGCTATGCTTTCAATCTCTTTTTTGTCAATGGCTAATTCTTTAATATTTACCCAAATTGCATAGCCGTCATATCTAACACCGACACGGCGGTTATTGTAGCCGTGTTCTTTTAATTCTTTGCGAATTGCTGCAAGTCTTTCATCATCTGTCATAGTATTTACCTTTCAGCGATTATAGCCCGTCGGCTTTATTTCTTATCTTTGTATATATTGTATCACAAAAGTGCTATAAAATCAATAGTAAAATAGTAAAAAAATGCACAAATATCAATACAAAAGTTTGTGCATTATGTCAATTGATATTATAACACATTTGTGATATTATATAAATGTAATGAGGGGCAAGCAATAATAAATAGCCCCCATACAGAAAGGTAAATAAAATGTTTAGTGTTGATAAAAGTATTGCAAGTAAGTTGCCAAAGTGGGCGGCAGAAAGAATGATTGACCTTGATAAAAACGGCAATTATTCGTATATGATGAAAGCGTTAGAAAGCGACGAAAATCAAGAATATGTACAAGGCTATGCAGATAGCCTGAACGAATTGAAATGGCAGTTGGCACAATATAAAAAAGACCATAGCCGATACGGCATTGACTACTAAAAACGCAGAGCGACGAAAAGGGGGCTACAAGCCCCCACAGGCATTAGAGAGGTAAAAACAATGAAAGAGTATATTTGTAGATTAGTTAATTATGAGGGCTTTATAGTAGACGGTGCTTTCGTTACCGCAAAGAATAAAAAAGAAGCATTACAAAAGTATTTGATTATGCACCCATACGCTAAAACCGATAAATGCGTATATGATAAATACACAGTTGAAAGAGCGTAAGAGGGGTAATAATTATGGTAAGAGCAAATGACACATTTGAGGGTACAATAAATCACGAAATTTTCAAGTTAATAATGATTTATAGTGACGGTGCTGTTACTCTTATTCAAACAAGTAACGGCAATAAAATCAATACAACAAAAAATTATATTGAATATATGTTACATTCAGGCGGTTTCATATATTAGCAAAGACAATAGACAAAAGGCGATTGCAAATGCAGTCGCTTTTTTTGTGTTGTTAATGATGTAAAGGGCGGTGGTAAAAATAGATATTGATGTAAAGATAAACCCCGTGTATTTCCCGTATCTTGATAAACCGCAATTTGTGCAGATATTTTACGGCGGCTCGTCAAGTGGTAAATCTTATTTCAACGGACAAAAGATTGTACTTGATAATATGCACGGCGTTAATTGGCTTTGCTGTCGTAATGTTGCTAAAACAATGCGTAACAGTATATTCAATGAGGTAACAAAGGCAATAATCAAAATGAATTTGAGCGAGTATTACAGAATAAACCGCTCGGATATGGTTATTACTAACACCCTGAATAATAAACAAATACTATTTGCGGGGCTTGATGATGTTGAAAAAGTCAAGTCAATTACACCGATTGAGGGCGTGCTTGAAAGGATATTTGTAGAAGAAGCAACAGAGATAAAGTACGCTGCCTACAAGCAGTTGACAAAGCGTTTGCGTGGTTATAGCGAACACCGCAAAGGCATTATTTTAGCATTTAACCCTATCTTAAAATCGCATTGGATATATCAAACATTTTTCGGCGGTTGGCAAGACGACAAGAATTGTTACGAAGATGATAATTTACTAATCTTAAAGACCACCTACAAGGATAATTTGTTTTTGACACCCGAAGATAGAGAGCAATTAGAGAATGAGAGCGACCCATATTTCTATAATGTGTATTCACTCGGTAATTGGGGCATACTCGGAAACATTATCTTTAAGAATTGGCACACAGAGGATTTAAGCGAACAATCAAAGACTTTCGACCATTTATATTATGGTTGCGACTTTGGTTATTCCTCCGACCCTAATGCTTTGATAAAGGTACATATTGATAAGACCCGCAAAAAGATTTATATACTTGATGAATTTTATCAAGCGGGAATGAATGATGATGAACTCGTGAGGGTATCACGCAATTTTGTTAAAGACGATTATATCACCTGCGATAGTGCAGAGCCGAAAACGATTGACTATTTAGCAAATCACGGTGTAAATGCTACGCCTGCCGTAAAGGGTGCGGATAGTATCAACCGTGGTATAAGGTGGTTACAAACATACGAAATAATTGTTGATGTGCGTTGTCAAAATTTCAAAAATGAGATAGAGCAATACCATTGGCAAGAGGATAAGTACGGTAATGCAATGGCAAAGCCTGTTGACGCAAACAATCACCTTTTAGACGCTTTGAGATATGCACTTGAACAAGAGATGTTAGAAGCAGAGGTAGAGGCAGGAATAAGAATATAATGTGTAATCACAATTTTGTAACTGTTAATGATGTAAGAGTATGTCAAAGGTGCGGTATGACCGTTACTTTTGATAATAAAGTGCTATTTGATAGAAAAATAGCAAACTATAAACCTAAAAAGAAGAAGCGAGGCAAGAAATGGCAAGGAAAATAACTGAATTATATCCCGATTTTACAGCTTTTATTGATGAAATTGACAAAAACGGTATAACACCCGAATTGTTAAGCAAGATTATCAATAAACACAGAGGCAATGCACTTTACAACAAGAAATTGTATGACCGCTATATGACTATGGACGGTGGCGTGCCTATCTTTAAGCGTGAGCCGAGATTTGAAGAAGAAGAAAAGCCGATAAATAACAAAATCAACAATGACTTTTTTAGTGAAATTGTAGATTTTAAGACAGGCTATTTTGCAGGCAGACCGATTACATACAGTTACGGACAGAATGACGAGGCAGAAGAAGCAACGGGCGGTAAAGAAGCAGTTGAAAAGGCTACAAAGGCACAGAGCGACTTTGTAACCCGTAACAATATGTACGGCGTGGATATGGAAACAACGAAGTTTGCAAGCATATATGGTTATGCGGGCAGGCTTTTTTATATTGACACAGAGGGCAACGAAAGAGTAATGCCCGTACACGGCTTTGAAACTATCATTTTGTCCAAAACTGATATATCCGAGCCGAAATATGCAATACGCTATTATCCTGTATGGGATATAAACAATGTAAAGTCGTGGGTAGTTGAGTTTTACGACAATGAAAACATTTATACATACAAAGGCTATCTATCCAAATTAGAGCAGGACGGTGAGCCTAAACCGCATTTGTTCGACTTATGCCCGCTGCAAGGCATAGCAAACAATAAAGAAATGTTGGGCGACGCTGAAAAAGTGCTATCTTTGATTGATGATTACGACAAAGTGTTGTCGGATAATTCAAACGAGGTTGAAGCGTTCGTACACGCTTATTTGATTTTTGAAAATCTAAAGATAAATGACAAAACAATAAAAAAAGGTCAAAAGAGTGGTTCTTTTGTATTCCCACCAACAGGAACACAGCAGGGCAAGGCTTATTTCTTAACAAAGAATATAAACGACAGTTTTACAGAACACCATTTACAGCGTGTGCAGGATAATATCTATCGCTTTAGTAAAACACCGAATTTGAATGATGAAACTTTCGGAGCGGCGAGCGGTGTGTCACTTAAATTCAAATTACACGGGCTTGAAACAAAATGCGGTATGTTTGAGGCTAAAATGATGGACGCAGGACAATATATGTGGCGTGTTCTTGCGAGTGCTTGGTCTAAAAAGCAAATTGCATTTGACCCGTTACAGGCTGATATGGACTTTGTTCGTAACTTCCCGCTTGACCTTGCAAACGAGGCAACAACGGCACAGGCATTAAAGGCTATCGGCTTGCCTGATGAAATAGTTTACAGTCAGTTGTCATTTATTGATGATGTTGACTATGTTCTATCACTTAAAGAGCAGGAAATGAACGATATAACACCGTTGCAAAAAGACATACCCGAAGATGAAGAAACAGACGACGAAACAGACAAAGAAAAAAAGGCAAAAAAGGATAATGAATAATGCCGATTTCAAAAAAGACGCTTGACCGCTATTTTGCTGAATTAAGGCGAATTGAAGCCCATAGAACAGCGGGAGCAGAAAAGAAAATAAGACGCTTATACAAAGCCCTTATGAAAGAGTTAATAGGTTTTCTTGGCAATGAGTACGCACAATATGCGGATAGTGACGGCAATTTAAGTATTGCATTATTGCAATCACAAAGCCGTTACGCCCGTTTTCTTGAAGAAGTCGAAAAGCAGGTTGACGGTTTAAGCCCAAAATATGCAAAGCTTATAAAAGATACCGTAGAGGAAACATATAAGACTTGCTATGAGGGTATGGTTGAAGCGGTACAAAAATCAAATAACAATGCCGAACTTGCCGCAAATTTGCAAGGCTTGTCAGTAAGACCCGAAGTAATGAAAAACGCCGTTGACAATCCCGTCAGCGGCTTAACTTTGCCTGATGTGTTAGAAAAGCACAGGGCAGAAGTCATATATAGCATAAAACAAGAGTTGAATATGGCTTTAGTTACAGGGGATAGGTACGAAACAGTTGCAAAGAAATTGTCAAACAGGCTTGATATTGATTATCGAAAAGCAATTACAATAGCACGAACAGAAACACACCGAGTACAAGAGGGCGGTTTTATGGATTGTGCCGTTGATTTGCAACAATGCTTTGACGGTAGTGAGTACATTTACGCAGCTACTTGGCGAACTATGAAAGATGAAAGAGTGCGCCCGCAGGTTGCAGCATATAAGCGAAAAGCAGGGGTAAAGGCACGAAAGAAATATACAGCAGGTGCAAGGGCGTATTTTGGCAAGCCTAATCACGTTAAAATGGAGGGGCAAACAGTTAAAGCAGGCGACTACTTTAAATTTGACGACGGCGTTAAAACAAAAGCCCCGTCACATAGTGGTGTAGCAGGACACGACTGCAATTGCCGTTGTTTTCTTGAATACAATCTAATGACCTTTGCCGAATTTGAAAAGGCAACAGGCAAGCCCGTAACTACTGCAAGCGTTCACGGAAGCATTAAAAAACAAATGAACGACAACGGTATTGCAAGCGTCAATTTGCAACGAACAACCGACGCAAAGGGCTTTGATACCTCTATTAAAGAAGCGATTAAATCACACCCCGTGGGGGCTTGTGTAGACGCTCACCCATTGGACGAATTACAAAGTTATAAACTGTATTTGTCCGAGAATAAAATGGCAGGTGTAGCGGTTAAGCCTGACGGCGATATAACAGCAGTATTCAAAAATGCCGAATATAAACAGCGTGGGGCAGTTAATGATTTAATTATTACAGCAAGAGCAAACGGCGGTACAAAAATGGACTGTTTCGGTATTAGCCTTGTTAATAGGTATGAGCAATGCGGCTATGTGCCTGTTGCAAGAATACCATTTAATGACAAATACATTGACGACCCGTATTTACTTAAAACACGCCCTGATGTTTATGTTATGATGAAAAATACAGACGACTTGCAAACAGTTATTGAAAAGAACGCAAAAAAAACTTATAAGTTATCAATGCAAGAGGACTTAGACAAGCTAAAAACAATCGAAGATTACGACAAAGCATTGAGTTACCGTGATAAGTTGTTAAAAGTGCAAGAGAGTAAATAAAAAAAGGGGCTATGCCCCTTTTAAATATTGTACTTTTGATATTCACTTATCATAATTTCGGCAAGTCGCTGATTTATCATTGACTTTTGATACTCTCTTACATTGCCGTTGGGGTAGTAAACTTTAATCATCAATGTACCTTTTTTGCTTATTCTTTCTTCTGTTTTTACATTGTGATTAGTGATAAATTCTTCAACTGTTTCATACGTTTTTGTTGTATCAACATTAAAGATTTTATCAAGTTTCTTTCTGTCTTTAGCGGGTATGTTTTTAAAAATTACGCCGCCGTAGTTTGAATAAGTTGTTTTATCAATTTTTACTGTATTACTCATAATTTTAACCTTTCTGCATTTACAGGCTGCCGCCTTTCTTTCTTTGTTGATTATAGTATAACACAAAAGTGATACAATGTCAATATAATTTTGAATATTTAATATGTAAAATATTTACAAATATTTTGATTAAATTTTGTGCATTATGTCAATATACTAAAAAAGTATTTTGCGTTATAATATTGTAGAGGTGAAAATATATGTTGACACAAAAAGAAGTCGGCGATATGACAGCAAAACAGATTATTGAACGCCTTGAACAAGATTACAAAGACGATAAGGACGCTTTAGAAGAAATTGAGCGAACTAAAAAGAATATAAAATACATTGAAAGTCAAAAAGACTACAAAGGGCAATCACCGTGGCAATGTGCGGTATCACTTGCAGGTATGCTCGATTATTGGAGTTAATTACAATAGTGGGGGTTATTTAACCTTTTGTATACAAATATTCCCTTATAAATCATAACGCCCCCGCTATTGTTAATTTGAATTTAAAAGAACGCTTCTATATGGAGCGTTCTTTTTTATATTTATAAATGCTTTCTATATGGAGGCTAACAAAAATTCTATAAGGATTTAGGAGGAAACAAAACAATGACAACAGAACAAATCGAAGTTGCGAACAGCACGCACGAAGCAGTACGCACGGGCAGAGGCTTACCGCTCA